ACACAGTCTAATGAACTCCGGTCAGCAATGCATAAGAGGTGGGGTTTACAGTTTTCCTTCTGAATTTACAGTTTATTCTGGGTTGCAAATCAAAGATAAGATTGTATAGCTCCAGCTATCGAACTTACTCCTCCTGATATAGCTCCTATTGGCCCAGGTATCGCAGCACCTGCTCCTGTCAGCATGCGAATTATTCCCAACACTCGCATCCAAAAAGTTTCGTTATCAACGAAGGAAACCCCAACTGGCAAGTTGAGGATAACTTCGCGATACAAACGCAAGGCGAGCTCGTCGCATGGAGATATCGAAGCAAACTCATAAATGAGATTGCCAGGATTAACCTGATACTCCACACAGGCCCACGTCTTTACAATGAAGGTGTTATTGGGGTTTACTCCAGCTCCAGCTATCTTAATGACCAGCGCTTCAAACTGCCCGTCTAAGCCCGTAAAGGCCACAGGCGGTGATAACTGCCCAAAGTCAACTCCAACCACCTGAGTGGCTGGAACTTCAACTCTGTTTTCCATGATAGGCTGAAAGTCGAACTTCGCCCCAGTATTATAACAAGCAGAATACACTCCCAAATTAACGGGTCCCGTATACTGATCGCCATTAACCGCATTGACGCCGTTAAGGCCTGACACAGTCAAGGCCTCCACATCGACGGCTCCAACTAACGTTTGCCGTTCCATTAATGTTACAGGCATTTTCCAGCATTGGATATTTCCAGACCAGTTCATTTGGTTGACTGTTGGTATAAGTTCAATATGATTTGATACATATCGAAACTTTGTAACCATATCAGCCGTAGTTGCTGATGTTCCAAACATCGTGCCGAAATCGGAATAATTTGTTCCATTAAACGCCGATGCCGCAGGTACTAGCACATTCGAAGCTGAGTTTGTTTGCCAAAAAGCTATTCCAGGTGTAGGTAGGAGTAGCAGGTACGTATCAGTATTAGCACCAATTGACAGGGAACTGACTAAACGGTGCTTCTTCACTAATGATCTTCCTCGGAAGTCATCAGGAACCCCAGCCACGTCACTGGTTGCGAAGTCAGGTGGCGCGAAAGCACATTTTAAGAAGGATAATCCTTCTTTGGTGATAGAATCACCTGGACTCAAGCGCACCCGGTTAAACCGCCGCATTCCAGTGTCAGCACTCCCCGGCAATGGATACACGCCTGGCATACCCGCTGCACGAAGCATAGAGCTTCTATTCTTTTGGTTGATTTGCCTACGCATTCTTCGTTGTTGATTTTTAATCTTACGATTTTCAAATTGCGCAGGTGTTAGAGCGGGAGCGAAGTTTTCCTTCTCCGCAGCTGCTCGACGAGCCTTAGCCCGTTTCCGTTGTTGTTGTTGTTGTTGAGTCATCGCCATCCAATTCTTCTTGAGCCCCCACCAGCTCAAAATATCCGACACTCCTGATAAGATCCAAATACTCATTGAACTCGGGGTGCTCTTGCATATCATTGATGAAACCAGCTAAATACATCCTGAACTCGATTTGATTCTTCGGTGTTGTGTGCAACAAGTTCATAAGTATCTTTTCCGCATTGACAGGCCATGAGCCCGTCTTTGTGTAAATCCTACTACAAAACTCAAAGCTGTCAATTATATCGTCATACGCCTTGATTTTGAATCCATACTTCGCATACTTCTCCACTCCATTCTCGACTCCACTTTCAGTAGTGTCATCCCCGGCAGAGTTACAATGTTCAGCTCCAACCAAGTCAGCTAATCGTTTTCTCATAAATGAGTTTCCTCTGCTTGTTTTAAACTTTCCAGAATTAACTATGCCGTTGAAATTACACTTAACTAAAGTCCCGTCACTAAATTGATAGAGAGATTTGCACTCCATAAGCGCACTTCTTCTTATGACCGCTTTCCACTGTTCCGTTGGATTAGCACACAACTTAATAGTCGCCTCAGCGTCATCCAGTATTTGCCATTCATCAACATTCCAGTCCCAAGCTTCAATATCCGTAGATTTCATTCCAGGTTTTGACACCACATCCAAGTAAACCCTTTCATTGTCTTCATGTGAGAATCCAATTCCAGGTTTAGAAGGTATATCCATCCAGTTCGCTATTTCAAGCTTACACAAATGTCGTATACACAACATTTCAATAAACTTATCAACAAGCGAAACAGAATGAATAAGCCTAACTCGTCCTTCTACCAACTTCGCAAGTTTGTGATTCTCTCCTTTTACAAAGATTCTCACTGGATCCATTAAACCCTCGGACACTAACTTTTCTGGTGACATAAGTTTAATATCTTCTTCCGAGGTATTGAGAATGTTACTAATTCTCTCTATAACCAAATCATTAAAACGGGATCCCATTGCTTCTAACAGCTTATCATTTCGATTCGCCATCATAGCATACGGGACTCCCGGAGTTGAATCAGCCTTAAGATAATTCTTAAACACTTCTATAGCCTCGTTCAAAGAATCATAACACAAGTCATGCCAAAAGTCAGGAATCAAATGTCGCAAATACTTATGCAACACTCTCTTATCCGAGTCTTTTATTTCTTCCTCGCTAGGTTGATATCTAGAATCAGACGTTACATGCCTATCACACTGCAACCGAAAACTCTTCTTTTCACTCTCAGCATCTCTACTAGGCCATCCGTACTTCCCCAGAGAAGGTTTCAATTCCTTTGCCTTGCACCACATAGCACTTTCTTTTGTACTACCTGCACCTTGAAAGAAACATTCACTCTTCCCCACC